TAATTCTGGCAAATATTAACAGTATCATCATCTAATTTCTCTTGGAAAAGCGTCCAAACTAAAGAGCCTTGTTCAAATCCATCTTCGTTTAACTCATTACCAATCCAACCTCCACGAGAACGAGGGTCTTCAATTGAATCTTCCCTTTTTTGACAATAAATTGTCATCATAAAAGAAGTCTCAAGACCGCCTGTTAAAGCAAAGTCTCCATTCTCAAAAGAAATGTCAAATATCCCATCAGAATTTTTATGTAATTTTAAATCTTTTATTGACATGAGTAATAATATTTATAAATTTTTTATTGGTCTAATAGTTAGGTTTGGGCGGGTTTCCCTATGGTGGCTTAACTATTAGACTACTGCTCCAGTATTACCAACGCCAACTGTTACTCCACTATGAGTGTGAGTAATAAATGGCTTGGTTTCAATAGTAGTTGCGCCTTGTAAGTTAGAAGTTCCGCTAACACTTAAGTTCCCAGTAATTGCAACATTCCCAGTAATATTTACGGCTCCAGTAATATTAACTCCACCTTGTGCAGTAATATCAATTTGCTTGCTATCAGCGGTTGTAATACTTATTGAGCCATCTTGTTTAAAATAAATTTGGTTTTGCTTCTTTCCATAAATAATCTTTTCACCTTCAAGAATTTTAGGTGCGCTGTCAACATCATAAGGTATTACATAATTCATTCCGTACTCATTGCCAACACATAAAACATAGCAAGAATCACCAACAGAAGGGCAAACATTATCACCAGTTGGTAGAATTAAAACTCCGTTTTCAACATCGGTTGAAGCTGGGTCTTTAAACTTAACTCTTATTCTACCAAGTTGCCCAACATATTCTAACTGCTTTATTTCTGCTATTCTAATCATGATTCTCCTAACCAAAACATTGGTGATTTTTTCTTTTTCTTTCCTGCTTTAGCTTTTATTTCAAAAACAGAATCAGTATAAGCCAAAGGATTAACTAGAACCAAATCGCAAAATGTTCCGCTTAAACTTTTGCTATATTTAATTGACTTAACTAGAAACTCTCCCTCAACATTGCAAACTTCATCAAAAATATAGACTAAACTGTTTATTTCCCACAAAGGATTCTTGCTTATAACAGTATTGAGATTCTGTCTAAAACCAAAAATCCTGCATCTATATTCAAAAGCTTTAGCTCTTCTTATGTTGCATTCCCATTCTGCCCTTTCTTGACATTGGGAGTTTGTAAGATTGGCAACATAATCAATAAATTTTCTCGTTGGTCTTATTTCGTTATCATAGAAAACACCACTATATTGAACTTTATTGTCTTTTAAATTATCAACAGCGGATTGCCAATCTTCATTGTTTGGGTTAGTGCTAGTAGAGCTAGAAACAATTTTATATTCATAATATCTTTTTGAATCATCTCTTACAATAGTTGAAGTTTGGATATTGTTTGCAGTTGTATTAACTCCTTGAATTTTGTATCTTTGCAAAATTGTAGAAGTTATTTTTTGACCGATTTTTCTTATTACAATATTTCCATCTCCATTAGTTCCCAACACTAATCTTCTTTTGTCAGCAAGTCTTTGGATTAGCTCGTAAGCACTTTCATCTTTACTAAATCCGATTCCTTCTGAATTTGCAAAATTTTCAATATCGCCGTACTCATTAACCACAGCAATTTGATTCACTCCTAGCTCGGTTTGTAAACCAATCTTTTTATTAGGTGCGACAACTTCATATCCAGTAATTACAAGCAGTTTTTTTAATAGAGTTTCAAATCCAATAGGGGTTGAAAAAACTTTATTAGAAACTCTGCTATCAATAAAATCACAAGGCTTGTCTCTTCCATTAATAATAATGCTAGTGCTGTCTCTTGTAGTGCTGATAGTCTGCTTCTCAATAAAGCCAGTAACTAATGTCTCACCATCAATATTAATTTTAATCGCTTTTCCCTGCGTGTTTATGTCGCTTTCTTGGTTAGGAATATTTATTTCTAAATCAAAAGCAAAGCCAAAAGTGTCTAAATCTGTGTCAATATTAACAGATTTAAATGTTTCAAATGTTTTTCCATCTATTTCTACACTTACTTTATTAACCATATTATTCAGATAAAACAGTTAAATTGCCAAAAGCAAAAGCAGGATCTTCAATACCATTTAAACTATCAATCTCGCTTGACCTTGCGCTATCTGCATAAAAATTATAAGCCAATACAGCGGTTGGAATTAGATTTGTCTTAATAACCACATAATAAGGCAGCGTAGTTCTTAAATTTTGTAAGAATAACCTTGTTTGAGTTCTTAAATCCTGCAATTCGTAATAAATTTCTTCATCAAAAGAATTTGGGTCTAATGTTTCAAAGGCGTTATTTAGCCTTGTTAGCATATTATCAATTTGCTCTTGTGAAGTATAATCAATATTTGTTGAAGCCAAATAAGCAGTTGTTAGGCAGGCTGTGTCAGTAAAGTTTCCAACAGCTTCTCGATTTTGATTTAAAGTCTCAACCCTTGCGGATGAACCTGTTTGTTGCGTTCTGTTTCCTGCTCCAAAAATATCTAAACAAATATTAACCATTGTCTCAAAATTATCAGTAATGGTGCCTAATGTACCAAATATCTGATTAAATCTTTGAGCTAAAGTTGTTGGTGTTTGAAGCAAAGAAATTAAAGACGCTTGAAAATCAATAATATCAGCAGTAATCGCAGCAGCTTCATCAGCAACGCCATTTATTGTCGAAACAACATCATTTATAGTAGTAGTTACTTCTTGAATATTATCTCTAATATCGTTAAAACCATCAATAAAATTATTATATCCTCCAATTGTATCTTCAAAAAATTTTTGATTGTTTGCATATATAGAATCATAAAGCCTGCCAAAATAACCTTTATTACCAGTTGTAGATTCTGGGAATTTATTAAGAGAGCTTTCAAGAAAAGTAATTGAAAAATTTACAATACCTAATTCATTAATGAAGTCTTCCGACATAGAAGAAGGCACAGGCACAACTTTTTTCTTTCCTAAGGTAGGATGGGTTAAAGTTCCAATTCCTTCTTCATTTAAAGCTCTAATTAAAGCATCTCTGCTTCTTTTATATGCAGATGCAGTTTTTTCTTGAATTTCTATTTCTAAAACATATTTGCCAGAAATTTTACCAAAATCTTCAACATATCTAGCATCAGAGTTTGGATATTCGTGAATAGCAACCTTTCTTCCAAGTTCAGGCATTTCAGCTCTTCTTGCATAGAAAGTAGCTGTTTTGCCACCTATGTTGTAACTAGCTCTATAAAATCCGCTTAATACACTCATTTCTGCCCCGCTTTAACAGTTGATGGACGACTAGATTTAACATCTTCAACTTTTATATTATTATCTGACTTGATTGTAATATCTACTTTTTGACCATCTTTTAGCGCATTTATAAGTGACATAAAGTCAGTTTTATATACAGCTTGCAAATCTTCAAAGTTATTTTTTAAGAACTCTTCTTTTGCCCAAGATCCAAAATTTTCTTTTAAGGTATCATCTCCCATTATCGAAGCACCTTGAGCCAAAGCCAAAGCACCACCATATTTCGCAGCATAGAAAGGACTTCCTATTGACATTTTAAATAAATCTATGGCAGTTCCACCAACCGCACTTGTGGTTTTTTCTACAACTCCACCTTTTTCTGGCAATATACCAGAAAATAAGCCTTTCATATATTCAGCTACTCTATTAGCTTCTCCTGCAAATCCACCAACGCTCTTAGTTAAGTTTGTTAATGCTCTAACTCCTCCGATTTGAGCATCATAGGTAAGTAAACCAATTTCGTCACCTAGTTCTTGAAAAGCATTTGATAGCCTCTTTTCTTCATTTCTTAGTTTAAATGACTTCTTAATCATCTCTTCACCAAACATCTCATTTAAGACTTTTACAAATTCTCTCAAAATATCAACAGAAGGTAATTTTCCTGTTGCCATAGCTGCGGTAAATCTAGCACTTACATTTTCGTCAGTTATGCCTTTTACACCCTTACTTTCTGCGAATCTTTTAAATGCCTTGTGTAACATTGGTTTTGCACCAGGCATTTGTTGCATTTGTAAGTTGACCTCTTGAGCGTTTAAAACTTGCTTTGATAGCATGTCTTGAAAGCCTCGCATAGTGCCTTCTAATGCTGGGCTACTCATTCCTATCAAACCACCGTATCCACCAACATTTTCAAGTATTCCTTTTATTAATCCTGCATCGATTTTTCCACCAGTACCCATTAACTTTAAATAAGAAGGCGCAACATCAGAAAAGGAAAAACCATATTTATTAGAGACGCTTCTTAAATAGGCAATTTCACTTTCAGCAGTTGCTTTTTCCATTCCTTTTACAGTGGGAATCAAGGCAGATAAACCAGCTCGCAAAGAATCCATTTCAACAGTTACATCATGGATTTTTGAAGGCGCAGATACAGCCATGTCAATTGCTTGGTAATAACCCATACCTTTAGCGACATTTGCAAGAGAAACACCATTTCCGCCTGTAAAGAAGCCACCAGATCTTCGTGGTTGTTGTGGTTGGCTTGGCTGTGGTAAAGTTGATTCAAATTTACCAGATTGAGAACCAAAAGCAACTGGAGTAAAAGCTCCACTAGGCGAACTATAAGCTCTAGCAGAAATTAGCCTATTTCCTTTTATAGCATTATTTATATTTTGTTGTTGTTGAACTCCAATTAACTTTAAATCGCCAATAGTTCTTTGATTAATAAGTCTTCTTTGGGAAGCTGTTCGTAAATTAATTGCACCAGCAACGGCAGAATCTTTTTCAGCAAGTGCAGTTTGTTTTTTTGCTTGAGATAATTGTTTTTCTAAGAATAAACTCTTTGTTTGAGTCATTCTTGTTTCGTGCATCCAATTCTTTAATCTCTGGAACTCTTCTCTTTGGTCTTTAGCATAACTTACTCTTGCTTTCTGATTTTTCTTTTCTTGAGTTCCAACGCCTTTTATTTTATCAGTTATCTTATCTAAATGAGTTAAAAAATCTTTTAAAGAAGATGTGTATTGGTCATTAACCTCTAAGATATAACTTATTTTATCACTCATCTTCTATGCCCCCTACTTCTTGAGTTAGCTAACTCTTGGGCTTTCTTTCTTTCATCAGCGGCTTTCTTTCTTTCATCAGCGGCTTTCTTTTGCTCGGATTGGCTATCTTTTACAGCGATGTCATACCATTCAAATAATTCAGGGAAAGCCATATTGTTAATATCGTTGTAGGTAAAAGCATTAGTGTATTTTAGGAAACTAAATAAGGATTCTCTGAATTTTCTCCTTTCTACTTTGTCGGCAAGAAAGGCGATATGTCTAAAAAATTTGAGGTGTACTCCTCCAATAATATAACAGAAGCCCTAAAGTCTAAATCATCAATTTTAAGCTTTCCGCCTTCAACTGGTGCAATATAACCTTTTTCACAAAGAAAATTAAGGGCTTCAAATTTTTTGTTCATTGTAAGCAAATCTAACAACTTGTCAGAATCACAGAATTTAAGAGCTAATAAATTAACTTCTTTGGTCTTCTTATAATCACTATTGATGAAATAAGAACATTCAGATAAAAGTGGATATTTTTTTTCTTTTAATAATTCAATCATAATTAGTTAGTTAAAGTTACTTTAGAAGAATTAAAGGTTAATGAAATAACGCCATCAGAACTGTGTTGAAAAGTAGGGTCGTTCATTAAAGAAGCGTTTTTGTATAGTCTGCTTTGACCAGCGCCATCTGGTATAATTTTAAGTATATGAGTTCCATTACCAGCCTTCCAAGTTTGGATTAAAATCATCGGATCAGAATCACTATCAGAATCAAGCATCATTATATCAAAGCTTATTTCAGCAACTTGAGTTTCTAAATTTTCAGATGCCAAAATAACAACAGAGCGACCAGATACCTGCGCTCTAGTGTTAGTTTCTCCTAATCCAGCTTTTTCAACTAAAGTGTTTGGAACATAAAGAAATGTTTTGCCATTTATCTCAATTCGTTTTGGAGTAAAAGTATCTACCATATTTTATTATAATTGTGGTGTTAAATCAAAAGTAAATGAATCTAATTGACCCATTAAGTTAAATTTCATTGAACCAGTAACTGCTCCAGTTGAAGTATTAACTACAACGCTTAGGTTTGTTTTAAATTCACTTTCAAGTTCTGCTGAATATTGAAGCACATTATAAGGGAAGTCAGTCAAATCTAACCAAAGATTTACAATATAAGCTCTAATTGATTTTTCGTTAGCATAAGTTGCTAATGGATTGTTTGGTAAGTCTCCACTAGTTAAAGCAGATTGAGCATAAAAATTCTTCATATTTTTGAAGATATACTCTCTGGCAATTGTAGCACAATCAGACTTATTCAAAGTTTGGTAAGTGTAACCATCAGCAGTTGGAGTTGCTTGTTTGTAAGCAGTTGTCCAAAATTTATTAGTAACTGCAACAGTTCCGCTTTCATCCATGCTTAAAGTTGAGCCACCTAAATCACCCAAACCTTCAATTTCAGTTAAGGTAAATCCTTTTCCAGTTGCAATTGTGTTAAGATCATTAAGCTTCATGTTAGCATAAGGCAAGCCAGCAGTAAATAAACCACCTCTATTGTTATTGCTCATCATAAATGAGCTAATAGAAGCATTTTCTTTTAATCTTTGCGCTCTCAAGCCAGCAATATAGGCTGGTAAAACATAATCTAACTCAACAATTTCGCTTCCTTTCCAATCAGAATCATTTACTAGTTTCAAGCAGATGTAAGGAGTAATTACTTTTGAAAACAATGTTGCAGGAGCTAAAGCGGTTACATGGTTAGCATAAGTATCAGTTTTGCAAACTATACCAACGCCATCTAAAATAGTATTTCTAGTATTAAATTTAGCTTCTAAGTGAGTTTTTACAGTTGCTAAAAAGCAAACTGGGAAAATAATGTCATATCTTGCAGCATCAATTTTAGTTAAAATACCAGTCAAAACAGGATCAGTTGCGCCACTTGTAAAGGCAGTTATTGTCGCAGCAACTCCACTTGGTAAAGATTCAACTTTAATTGAAATTCTATTACCTTCTGTTCCGTCATTCTTAGCTGTAAAGGTAACTGTTCCAGTAACATTTGCTGCAGTAACTGGTGAATTACTATCTGCGCTAATAGCAGTTACTAAATCAGCACCAATGGTTGTTGCTGTTGAGGCGGTTGTTACTGCAATTGCATATCTGTTTTTAGTGTAAGAACCAACAGTTACATATAAAGTACCAGCAACAGGGCTTGAAGCTGTAAAAGCAACTGATCCAGTAGCTTGAACGCCAGAAGCATTGTCAGAAACAATAATTGCATCTAATCTTGTATTAGGGCTTGCTTGTCTAAAAGCATCAATCATTAAATGACCAATTGAACCAGCTCCGCAAAGGTCTTTGCCATCGTTAAGTCCAGTTCCAATATTTGAAACTAAATTACCGCTTGTAAAAGAACCAGCAGAAGTCCCTTGAGCTAAAATTAAAGGGATTCTTGCTCCAGCATCAATTTTTTGTAAAGAAGATAATAAATTAAATTCTGAAATAGGATAAGTACCAGTCATAATTATTCTTTTGATTTAGTTTTAAGTGATGATTTTGTAAAAAGTTGGAAGTTAGATTTATTTTGTTCAAATCTAAGTTGTTCAAACCAAATGGAATCTAGGGGAGTGTTAGCTTCATCTACTTCAATTTCTATTGAAGTTCCTGCTTTATACCATTTTTTCTGGATATAAAAGTCTTGTAAAAACTTTAATTCTGCTTTCATTTTTTATTTTGCTTAGTGTGATGAACTAAAAATTAGGTAGTGATGATACCTTGAAGGTCATTAAACTTATAAAAAAGCAAGTTGCAATTAATATTAGTTGTTATTAACTTTAAGTTAATAATCACTACTTATTATATGAACTTAGACCCAAATTTCTTAGCAAAGTTAGCGCAAGAAAGCGCAAACGAGACAATCAAAAGCAATTTTAGAGATTACTTTAAAAAATTTGCTTATCCGTTTATTCATCCCAGTTCTCCATTGATTGAAACTTGGAGTATTGATTTAATGTGCGAATATGCACAGGCTGTTGCTGATGGTGAAATTGAAAGACTTATCATAAATATTCCGCCCGGACTTATGAAGTCCACAATTTGGTCTTCTGCTCTTCCTTCTTATATTCTCGGACGAACTCCCTACGAAAAAATCTTTGCAATCTCAAATAAAGAAAACCTTGTAAATAGAAATATCGGTTGGACTAAAAGAATTACTGAAACAGCTAGATTTCACGAGCTTTTCCCAGAATTTAAGGCTGATGATAGGAAGAACACAGAAACGCATTTTAGAACTACAATGGGCGGTGAAATGCAGGGCTTTGCAACAGAGGGAAATATCACAGGTGAAAGGGCAAATTATCTTTTATTTGATGATTACATGTCTTCAACAATGATGCAATCAGAAGCCACCAAAATTAGGCTTCTAAATAAGTTTGCAGATACATTTGAAAGTCGTGGAAGTGTTGTAAGAAATAGTTTTGTAATAATAGAGCAAAGACTTGGTGTAAGTGATTTAACTGGCTTCTTATTGAGAACTAGAGGCAAGGAATATACTCATTTGTGTTTGCCAGTTGAGTTCGAGAAAAAACAATACTTCTATTTTGGTAATTTTAAGAAAGAAATTAACGAGGGAGATTTACTCGCTCCTGAATTGCCAAGATTCACAAGAGAGAAAGTTGACGAGTTAAAAAACCGCACCGTAGATACTGAAACAGGAATTGCAAATGGCAAACAAGTATTTTATACGCAATATATGCAAAAGCCAGTTGCAGAAGGTGGTAATATGGTTGATATGAATTGGTTCCAAAGATTTGACCTTGAAAACTTGCCTTATATGCAATTTGATTCTGTATATGTTAGTGCAGATACAGCTCAAAAAGTAAAAGAAATAAATGACCCTTCCTCATTCTTAAAATTTGGTGTGAAAGGCACTTCAATTTATTTAATAGATAGCTACAATCAACGAGCTATTTATCAAGACACTAAAAAGAATCTTTTGATGTTTGCTTCTAAATTTCCAACTGCAAACTCTATTTTAATTGAAGATGCAAACACTGGATCATCTTTAATCCAAGAGCTTCCCAAAGAATGTAGTTTTGGTATTGTGCCAATTTCTCACGGAGGCGTTAAAAAAGAAATTAGATTTTACAATGCAACTGGTGCAATGGCTAACGGAAATATTTATTTTCCAAAGCAAGCAACTTGGTTATTTGACTTTGAGGATCAACTGATGCAGTTCCCTAATGGATCTCATGACGACGCTTGTTTTGTAAAGGGAACTCTAGTCGCTACAAATAAAGGAAATATTCCAATAGAAGAAATAAAAGTTGGAGATAAGGTTTTAACTCCATTTGGATTTTTTCCAGTTTTAGAATGCGGCATAACAGGTAAAAAAGAAGTTATTACTAACTTTGGATTAACTGGAACTAAAGAACATAAAGTCTTTACTTTTAATGACGACTTTATTAATCTTGATAGCTTAACCCAACTTAGTAATTTATCAAAATTAAATTTATGCAACTTGATTCAAACAGCCCTCCTAAAACTGTCATATTCAACGGCATTACCTTTGGAAGAATGGGAGGAAATAGGAAATATTACTTGTCTCAATCCAAAACAAATGCAGGACGGAAGGGTGCGATTGGATTGCATAGAGCTATTTATGAATTTCATAGCGGAAAGACAGTTCCTAAAGGCTATCACATTCACCATAAAGATAGTAACCCTCTTAACAACAGTTTTGAGAATTTGGAGTGTCTTCCAGCTAAGGAGCATGAAAAATTGCCTAAAAAAATGGATATTGAAAAGAATAGGGAGCAGCTTAATAAAGTTAGGCATTTGGCTACAGAGTGGCATAGAAGTCCAGAAGGAAGAGAGTGGCACAAGCAACATGCAAGGGCTATGGTTCACACTCCCAAAAATCAGAAAAAATGTCAATCGTGCAGCTCTGAATTCTTATCAAAATTCAAAACAGCCCAATATTGCTCTACAAAATGTGGCTCTCAATATAGATGGAAAAACAAAGAGAAATATAGTTGGTAAACAAGAAGTGTATAATCTGAAAGTTGACAAAATACCTTTATACTATGCTAACGGCATTCTAGTTCATAATTGTGACTCATTCTCACAATTCCTTACTTGGTTTAAAAATAACTCGATTGACTGGGATAAAATGTTTACGGTATTTTAAATATGACTACCGCATTTTTCACAATAGAATGGTTCATTTGAGTTGCAAAGAATAAGAATTAGCCAAACAAATATCCAGAAACCATAAGTAAAAATACCCAAAATAAAGTGTAAAATATGATTAGGCACTTTTTTATTTGCTGGCATAATTTTATCGCAACATCTGCAGAATTTATGCTCTTGTTTATTAGACATTAGAATCCTCCTCATCAACATCACCATCAATTTCCATTACAGAGGTTTCAAATCCTTCGTTGTCCAAAACATCAAAGTCGAATGTTCTAAATGCGAATACATCATCAGGTTCAACTCCATCACCTTGATTAAACCAACCATTAGCTTGAAAGGTATATTGATGAACATAATAAGAGCCATTAAACAAAAACATTCCGTTACTTACAGAAATAAGGCTTGAATATCTTACTTGCTCTAGGTTAGAGGTCGGCTTAAATCCAAGTAACGCTCTAAAAATATGAGGCTTGTAAGAATAAGCTCTATCTTTTGTTAAAGCGTAAAGTAATTCATCGTTTGTAGCTCCGCAAGGAATAAAAATATAAACAGTAGCATTTTGGTAAAAGTTTTCTCTTATTGATTCGCCGTTCAAGTTGTTGCTTATCCCATCCCCAGTGTTTCTTTGGTTTTTAGAGGTTGTTTCTTCTCCCAAAACAACAACTGCCCATTTAGTTGATTGCCCACTATCAACATCGCTTTGAAACATTGCAGCAGCTCTTTCATAGTCAACAGCTCCAGTAATGCAAGGATCAAGTCTTGCTAAAATAGTGCCTTGTGCTGGAGTTCCTAAAGTTGATGTGCAAGCGTAAGTAAAAGTTGTAGATGTTGGTACTGATGCAACAGTTTTATATCCGTTGTATCCATCTTTATAAGTTGTTAGCTGAGTAATTGTGCCAGTTGCTGGGGTTGCAGGATTGCCACTTACTTCAAAAATAAAAGTATAGGCATTAATTATTTGTTTGCATTGTAAAGACTTAGCAGGGCTTGCAGCTGCATCTTGTGTTGCACCATGAACAGTATAGGTAAAAGTTGTGCTAGTTGGTACGCTGTTAAGTGTAGTAACTTTGTTGTAATTCTCATTACTAGCACCAAAAATTTGTACTTCAACATTTGCATTATTAATATATCCGTGCGCTGTCTTAGTGGTAACTGTTGCAGTAGTTCCGCTAATTGTTATGCTTTCAATATCAATAAGAGGCGCAGATAAAAAATGGTTTTTATCAGTATAAAGCGTTTTAGTTCCATTATAGTCAGATTGGTTAGCTCCGCTTATTTCAACTGTTGTGTTTCCTCTAATTAAAGGGTGTTTGCCTGATGTAATTGCTAAAACATGATTGCCAGTTCTTGTTAGAGAAGTGATTGTTAAAGGAACTTTTGCACCAACAATTAAAACTTTTTCTCCAACTGTTAAGCCATGAGCCGTTGCAGTTGTTGCTGTTGCAGTTCCCGCTGTTTGCGTCAAAGAGCTAACTGATAAATTAGTTGTAAAATCACCAGTGTATCTTGGTAATATTGCTTTAAGCTGATTTACTATTTCTTCTGTTTTCATTTTAATTAAAAGTGTTTGTTTCCGTATTTGTCATAAAGACTAACTATTTTTTCGTTTCGGTCTATTTGCTTTAATCCACAAGAAGGCTGGCTTACATATTTATAAGACCTTCTTTCTTTTCTATTTCCACTAGGCAAAACCACAAAATCTTTTCCATCAAAAACCATATTGTAGGGTCTATTTTGAATAAGTTGCCCGACTGTTTCAGGAATTTTTATATCGCAAGCTTTCATTTTCTAAAATCAAAAATTAGATCAAATATCATGCCACCGATTATATAAGAAGTACCAAAAAAAGCTATACACATCATAATCAACATGGCAATTCTAATCTGAAAGAATAAAAGATAAAAAACCAATCCAAGTATAATGGCTCCTAATAATATAGATAAAAATATTTTCATTTCTTTTTCCTAATAATTTGATTATGCTTCCTCACTTCATTGCGAATAAGTTGTTTAATCCGTTTTTCTTGATCTTTTGTTAGAACAAAATCAAAGTCAACTTTTACTTTTTGAGAAGGTATTGTTTGAGTTGTAAAAAATCTAATTATTTTTTGGTATAGGTTTTTCATAGTTATTTATTGATTAAAATTTAACTAGCTATTAACTATAAGTTAATAAAACTAAATTACAACAACTACTTTATTTTAGAATTTATGCCTTGTCTTATGTTGTTCATGATGTTGCCACGACTTTGTCTAATTGGGCGTATAAGGTTGTTTCTTGGATGGATATAATTGTTATCAGAATTTATACCACCTTTTTCTTGAATTGCTGCGTAAGGAGTATCGGCAGATATTTCTAATCTGTTCGTTCCGAGTGTTTTACCTCTTACGCTTCTGGCTAATTCACCAGATAAGATTGCAGAACTTTCAAAGCCACTTTTATTAGAAGCTCGGTGGTTTACATATCTTCTTTTTCTTTTTATGATTAGTGGGTAAATTCTGCCTGTTTTAGGCTTATTCATCTCATCTTTAATAAGTCCGCCTGTTGTAGTTCCTGCACTGCCAGCAATTTCTATTGAGCTGTTTTGTAAACCCTTTCTAATTCCTTGTTGAATTATCTTATCAAGATTAAAAATTGATTTTGGAATTTTAGACTTAACATTCATATTTTAGTGTTAGTTAAAGTCGCATCACCTCTAATTGAGCATTTTAAAAGCGTTAGCTCACTTCTTCCTTCATAATCTGGTATTACTTCAACAATTTCGTATCTATTGCTAGAATATTCTAAAAGGTGGATTTTTGAAGCGGTGATTGCTCCGTAACGAATAAAGAAATGGTCAGTGATTTTACCGATTGTATTTACCCCATCAAATATCTCTTCTCCACTTACGCTTTTTTGTAAAGCCCAAGTTGAAACAACCAAAGTAAGATTTAAGTTTGGGTCAACTGCTGTGGTACTTGTAGCTTGCTTTGTTTTCTTATAAATAGAAACATAGGCTTTCATATCACCTATGCAGGCTTTTGCTGGTCTTGGTTTAATTCTAGCACAACTTCCCATTAAAAATCTATAATTTTAAATTGACTAAATAAATCCATACCCGCCTGCATATCTTTTGAGCTTCCACAATCACCTCTATTCTCATAAAGGTAAGTAATGAATTGTAAAAGAGCTTGTTTTGCATCTTCTGGCACACTTGCATCAGAAGAACCATAACCAGCAACAAAGTTAATTACAACAGCTTGTTTTCTAATATCAACATCAGATGGAAATTCTTTATCAGCA